TCCCTGTGTACCAACTGTAGTTACTGTTATGCCACTTGTATCAGTGATTGTGATCTGATTTACAGTACTAACACTTGTAATTGTAATGCTATCAACAGAACTCATGCTGTTATGTTTCTCCTGATACTATAAGTGCCTTCTATGATTCTTGTTACTACACCAGCACCACTTGTGATCTCTAAATCAAATACACCATCATCAGGTGTGAGATTGCCTGTATCTGTAGCACTTATTGTTAGTACGATTGTTCCTGCATTACCACCCATAGTCATACGACCATTTGCTGTAGTTAGTGATAATACTGTTGCTGTTGCATCAGGTTTTTCTTTAAGTGACATAGCACCTGTAAAACCTGTTAGATTGATTACTGCATTAGATGAATCTTTTAGAGTAAGTGTCTGCCCAAAAGTAGCACCCTGCTCTATGATAAAATGATGATAACCTGCACTCATATAAACTTCCTATAAATCGCATGGTATCTACCATCTAGCTTCTGCTATGTTTATGATAACAAAGAATTTATGATGATGCTTTCTTTGTTGTTTTCTTTTTAGTAGTTTTCTTTTTTGCAGTTGTTTTCTTTTTAGGTGCTTTCCCACCTTCCCATGCTTCGTTTACATCAGGAGTGTTAGGATCATCACCAATAAGTTGACCTTTATCGTTTCTTGCTCTTTTTACTTCTTTTACTTCGCCTTCCATATCAACAGTTTCATCTACAGAATCAACTTTGACTTCCATTGCCCAACCATTTTCAACAAATTTTTCCATGACTTCATCTTGCCATGCACCTTCTGATTCAACAATTTCATCGGCTTTGTAAAGCTTCACTTCAGTACCATGTTCATTACATGATGCTGGTTTTGGAACTACTATTTTGTATTTTTTTGCCATTTTAAATTCCTATAAATGTGGGGTGCTTTCACACCCCACTAACATTCATCAATTATGCAGTTGATAATGAGTCTGCATCAGTGTTGTGTCTTGCACTTCCTTTGATGATAGTCGCAGCTATCGGAGTACCATTTGAATGAGTGCCAGTAAAGTCTGCCACTACTCTTAGGTATCTTTTACCACCAACATAACCAATAGAGGTTACTTGTGGTGTTTCTGCGTTTGCATCTAAAGTCAAGAAGATTCCATTTGAATCAACACTTCCATCAGTCACATGTAAAGAACTTGTAACTGCTGTAAATGTAGAATTATCATCTGAGTCTTCTAATTTGAAGTCAATTTTTACTGATGTTGAAAGAGTATCTCCTTCTACGCCAGTATCAACAACTGCTGTTGCAGATTCAAAAAACTGTAAATCTACACCAGTGCCATTTGTATCACTTGTACCAACTACAGGTGCAATTGATTGAATAATACTTATATTATTAGCTAAGTCTTTCATTATTACTCCCTGCTTACGCTGTTACTTTTAGTTTGTTTATGGCTTCAGGAAGAATCACTTGCCCACCAACTCTTCTTCTAGCAATGTATCTTACATTACCAGTAGTTGCTTGGGTAAATGGGTCTCTTAGTACAGCTAAAGCCACCCTATCTACAATCATGTATGCTTTGCTAAAGTCACCAAAGGCAACTGGAAAAGCATTTTGTGCAACTGAAGGCATATCTGTAGCTTCCACATAAGGTTGACCAAGAATAGTGTTAACCATGTTACCACCCAACATCATACCTGTTTGGAAAACATACTGACCTGCAGTATCTTTAAGCTTTCTTATGTCAGCTAATGTGCTTCTGTTAAATACAAAAGTACCATTTCTGCCATATTCAGACTTAATGTTATGCACAAGCGAAATCAAGCTATCTGCTGTGATTGCACTATTTGAGCCTGTGTCAACAGAACTAACACTACTGTTAGTCATAAAACCTTCAGGCTTACCTACAGCGTTACCACTTACAAATGCAGTACCTTCAGCTTTTGCAAACTGTGTTGCAAATTCTGATTGCATTTCTGCTTCAAGATCAAATACTGTATCTTCTAAGTCTTGTTCAGAAATATCAACCAACGCATAGTATTCATGTGCAGGTAATTCTTCTAAACCAACTGTATATCCAGTAGTTTCACTTCTTGTGCCACTTTCAGCTACCCACTGTGCAGCAAAAGTACCAGTTCTCTTTGGAATCTGTACACTTCTTTGCCCAGTGCTTCTTACTCTAGCAATGCTTCTAATAGGTGAGATTTCTGTCACATCTTTGATCAGTTCTCTCACATATTCAGGTGGTGCTAAATAACCACCAGTTGAGTCATTGCTGACTGTTAAAGCTTTCTTCTCAGTATCGCTAAGTCCTTCAAGTCCTTTTCTGCAATATCTGTCAAAAGCTTCCATGTATTCATCTACTTGCTTACTTTCAAAACCTGAATTTGGTCTTTTTACAACTGTTTCAAGTTTATCAAGTTGGCTTTTGATGTTTTCGGCGTTTTGTTCAGCAATCGTAAGCTTCTGATTGATGTCTTCATAAGAATCCATCTTAGCTTCCATTTTAGCTAATTTCTCGTCCACATATGCTGTACTTTCGCCTTTTTCAATCGCTTCAAGTCTTTCGTCATTGACCTTTTTAAATTCTTCAAAGGTTGAACCCATTTCTTGAATAGCGTTTTTTACATCTTCCGACATAATAATCTCCTATATTAAGATTTTAAGGTTAAAGTTAAATTTTTTATGGCATCTACCAATTCAGCATTAGAGTCAACATCTCGCTGACTGAATGCATCAGTTACAGCTTTTGCTGCAACTTTCGCTTCTGAACGAGATAATGCGAAGGCATCTCGCATTCCATTTTCCCATTCTCTTATGGTTATCTCTTCACCTTTCACCGACATTACTGTGGCTTTGGGGTTCATTGGAAAAGTTACCAACGAGACTTCCATTAATTCTACTTCTTTAATAATCCGTTTGTTAGCACGATTATCATAAGAAACTTCTTTAGGGTTTACTCTAAAGCCTATAGATAGACCATCTAATGCACCCATTTTTAGTAATTCATATGCTTCTTTACCAGCTTGTGTTTGTAAGGCAAGTCTGCCTTTTACATAAAGACCTTTTTCATCTTCTCGTATTTCATCAAACACACCTATAGGCATATCTGATTTGTGTTGGTAAAGTAATTTAACTTGATTTGGTTTTTTTCTTTTTAGTGTCTTAGCGAATGCACCTGTTTCAATAACATCATTACCTAAATCTTTATTACCAAATACTGACCCATAACCTTCAAATACACCATACTCTTCATCTTCATCATCATCATTTGGCATATACGCTTTTAAATCAGACTCAATTTGTAAAGTTTGTTCAAGATTATCCAAAGCATCTTTCATGTCTTTTGGTTTTTTCTTTTTGGGTTTTTTCCCATAACCTGAAAGTTCTCTACCTACAAGTTGGGTGTATTCAGCGTGTGTTTTACATGGCATGAATACTAGATTGCCATTTTCATCGTGTGAGTGTGTGCCACTGCAGCCTATTTCATCTGCTCTAGCTTCTGCTTCCTCCTCAGTTGTAAAAACATCTTGTCTTATTTGTCTTTTACTATCCAAAGAATCTTCTTTGCTTGAATTATAACTACTGCTACAGACAGCTAACCTTTGATCTGAATCATATTCATCAACCATAGTGCTATCTCCCATGCATCTTTTCATAAAATCCTGCCTAGACTCATTATATTTAGGTTTGGGTATAGGCATAATTAATTTATATAGTATCTTATTGGATAGATTAGCACAATATCTTGTGTAAATTATTCCATATCCCTTTCATCTGCATAAACTATTACACATCTACAGTTTACAACATTAGCAGCACCACCTCTTGAATCACCTGCAAATCCCATAGGCACACCACCAACTGTAAAGTCTTCGTCCATATCTACTATTTGACCACTAGCTGCAGCGTGTGTTGGTCTTGTTCTAGCATCATTTGTTGCAACCCATTTCTTTAACATCTTTACACCTAAGTCTGCTTGTACTGTTTGATGATAAGTATGATTTGCAAAAGAAGCTGCACTATGTGTTTCTGTTCTTGCAATTAATGCTGCTCTTGATCTGCTTATTGGTAAGAATTTATCAGATACTAATTTAGCTATCTGTGGCAAAGTTAAATTATCTAACCTTCCTTGTTCTATGATCTTAGATATTCTATTAGCCATACGAACACTAATACCACTTAATACTAATTGTCTTGAATTAAAATATTCATTTACTACAGCTTCAAAATCAACACTTCTACCAAACACAACTGCTTCTTGCTTAAAATTATCTTCATATTTATTTTCATTGAAATCGTATATAGCTTTGAATACTCTACGATAATGTGATTGTATTAAAGGTATTAAATCTTCATTTAATATTTGGGTGGCAGTCGTTTCTTCATATATTCCATACTCCCTAAACAAAAACATTTGTACTCTTACAAATTTTCTAAGTAAAGAATTAAGTCTTTTAAAAAATCTTTTTTCTAAATTGTTGCGAAGTATAAGTTGTTGTCTGATCTCATTTCGTTCAGATATTCTTCTTTGTCTAAGACTTCTTATGCGTTTATGTTGGGTTGCCTGAGTCACAAGAAAAATTTTATAAAACTCATAACTCAGGTCTTAGAGGAAAGTGGGTGTCCTTTTGGAAATAAATCTTGATCATGTTTGCCACCTTGAAATCTGCCTGTCCTTAAAGCAAACAAGAAGCTATTTGTACGAGCATATGCCCACTGGTCAGGACCACTAACATTCGGTCTTACACTTGCAGGATTGTTTCTATAAGCACCAACCCCTCTGCGAAAGACTGCTTCTAACATTCGTACAGTTGCTCTTTTCTTTGGATTGTCTCCATACTTTTCGTTATGCTTATCAACTTTTTTCTTTAAGGCTTCTTTTACTTTGGCAGAAACTTGTTTTTGATCTTCAACCACTGATATATGTTTATCATCTTCTAAAGGTTCAAAATCTTCTAACTCTTTTCTGCCTTCAAGCTTTTTTGTAAGTTCTAGTATGACATCTTTCATTCCTTGCTCACCTAAGTTTCCAATCACACCCCATTTTATTTGAGCAACAATTCCTGCTACATTGGATAGGTTTGGCTCTTTACTACCACTTCTAAAAGCTTGACCATCTCTAAAATGTCTAGCTGCCCATGATTCCCTTTCTTTTATCCATTTTAAAACTGCAGGTGATTCAGAACCATCTCTTGCTCTACCCCATAACATATAAGCTTCATTACCTCTTATGTTGCCACCTGCCTTCCATATTTGTTTACCCACTCCTTCGTTTTTTAAATTAGT